TTGTTTGGAATGGAGTACGCAAAATATGGTGAAGAGCACACAGAAATCTTTGAATCAGAGACTTCTGACCGTTCTTTTGAAGAAGAAACCAAGTTGTCTGGCTTCTCCGCTGCCCCCGTCAAGGACGAAGGTGCTGCGATTGAGTACGACAACGCACAAGAAGCATTCACTGCTCGTTATACGCACGAGACCGTGGCTATGGGCTTTTCGATCACTGAGGAAGCAATCGAAGATAATCTCTACGATTCGCTCTCTGCACGTTATACGAAGGCTCTAGCACGCGCTATGGCGTACACCAAGCAAGTGAAAGCGGCGACTATCCTTAACAATGCGTTTGCATCAGGCACCACTTACGGTGACGGCAAGACGCTTTGTGCAACGGATCACCCGCTTGTTTCTGGTGGCACCAACTCAAACCGTCCAGCCACTGCTGCTGACCTTAACGAAACTTCTTTGGAAGCGGCTGTTATTCAGATTGCAGGTTGGACTGATGAGCGTGGTTTGCTGATTGCAGCACGCCCCACCAAGCTGATTATCCCACCGAACTTACAGTTCGTAGCAACTCGTTTGCTTGAAACTGAAGGTCGTGTAGGAACGGCTGACAACGACTTGAACGCATTGCGTAACAACGGATCTATCCCCGGCGGTTACTCAATCAATCACTATTTGACTGATACTGATGCGTTCTTCTTGATGACCGACGTACCTAACGGTCTTAAGCACTTTGTTCGCTCTCCAATGGCTACATCTATGGATGCAGACTTTGATACGGGCAACTCGCGCTATAAGGCAAGAGAACGCTACAGTTTTGGCGTATCAGATCCGTTGGGAATTTTCGGGTCACCCGGAGCGTAAAACGCTGTATAAAGAGAGGGGCACTTGTTGCCCCTTTTCTTTTTCTGCTGTATAAGTATTTCATCCCTGACAGGCGCATCCCGTGCCTGACATAGCCGAGACAGGAGATGACAATGGCTAATACTACCTTTTCGGGTGCGGTGCGATCTGAGAGCACCTTCAAAACTATAAGCAAAGACAGTACTTCTGGTGCTATCACTGAAGTCGCAACTATTGGTGACGGCCCCGTTAGTCTTTCTGATGGAAATGTTACGCTCACTAATGCAACTCATAGCGGAAGGATTCTTCTTGTCCCTGATGGTGGTCAAGATAATACTTATACGCTTCCAGCTCCTATTGCTGGATCTGTTTTTAGGTTTATCTACGCTGGTGGCGCTGCTGATGCCACTGATGCGCTTATTGTTACTCCCGGCAACACTAATTTTTATATTGGTGGTGTCACTTTCCTAGATACAGACGGCAACGAAGTAAGTTCAGTATTTTCCGATGGTAACTCTAACAGCAGCATTCAACTGAACGTGCCCGCTGGCTTTGATGTGACGATCATTGGTCTGAACACCACCAACTACCAAATCTTCGGAAATGTTACGAGCACAACTGCCCCCGCATTTGCTGACCAATAGTAGGAGGCAATCATGGCTGATGCAGTAGCTTCTCAAATAATAGTTGATGGGCCATCTTTTGTGGCTATCAAACTAACAAACATCTCTGATGGCACTGGCGAGTCTGCCGTGACTAAAGTAGATGTGAGTGCGTTAGAAGCAGATTCACGCACAGGACTGTCTTGCACTGACGTTAATATAGAACGTATATGGTGGCAGTGCATCGGCATGAAGGTGCGTATCTTGTTTGACGCAGATACAGATGTTATGGCGATAGAACTAGGTGAGAACCAAAGCGGTAATCACGACTACTCTATATTTGGTGGGCTGACTAACAATGCAGGAACTGGCAAGACGGGGGACGTAAAGTTCACCACTGTCGGAGCTAGCAGCGGTGACACCTATACCGTCATATTGTATCTACGTAAGAAGTTCGGCTAGTAACCTTGCGTAGTTATTACAAAAAGAAAGCTGAAAGCTGCCCTTCTTTTAAGAAGGGTGGTATGCCGCCTCGCAATAAGAAAAACTTTCGCCCCACAAAAAGTGGCGCAGGTATGACTGAAGCGGGGGTTAAGGCGTACAGGAAGAAGAACCCCGGAAGCAAGTTGCAAACGGCGGTTACTGAAAAAAGTCCTACGGGCAAACGAGCGGCACGCAGAAAGTCTTTCTGTGCACGTTCAGCGGGTCAAATGAAAAAATTCCCTAACTCAAGGCTGCGACAGGCGCGAAAAAGATGGAGATGCTAACTTGGCATATTTACAAAGCAACATCCCGCACTTTAAGTGCTGGGTGCGGCGGGAGTATACCCATAACCATGAGAAGTACCACGGCGAGTTTTTGCACGCAATGGCTATCGCGGTTACGACTATACCCTGTAGGTGTTTGAGTTTTCAGGTAATTTTTACTGGAGCGGAAACTTACGATGAAGAGAATGAACCCAACGTACACGGTGGCGCTATGTGGGCACGTATGCCTATAACAGCGTTATGCGGTGACACTCCGTATGACGAGTGGCCGGTGCCTATGGACGTATGGGCAGCACAGCCTTGGGACTGTAGTTCTCGCACGCACGCTGTTTATGTGCTTGATAGGGCAACACCATGTCCTTGGTTAGCAAAGATAGACGGTGAAATGTATCCAGCAAAATACTTGTTTACAGTGGATTACACAGATTCAGAAATAGGCGATGACCCTGCACAACATAAGCAGAGTCATGTCATGGAACTTTTAGATGCTGGTGAGTGGACAGGAAACATAGTAGCCCTGCCTAACAATAGAGTACGTGTTACTCACCCAGCATGGTTTGAGACAGGCGAGGGAGCACCAGATTTTAGACCTTCTCAGTATGTGCATTACAGCAAATCTGATTTGGACTACACGTTAGATACCAACCAGATATTTAACAACCTATACGCGGAGTAAGTCATGGCTAGAAGACGCATGAGCTTTGGCAGAACAACCAAAGATGAGCCGGTAAGAACAAAAACAAATCGAGGTCGTAGCACCACCACACGTCGGACACCAAGATCTCTTCCCAGAAATGTGGCTAAGGAGATGGATCCGAAAGGGCCACCTAAAGGCACTAAAAGTAGCCTAGAGAGAAGTAAGCCTACAGCAGATGCCATGACTGTGACCAAAACAGCCACTAAGCCTAAAGCAGATGCAAAGGCTACTCCAAAAGTTGCAGCTCCACCCAAAGTGACAAAAAGACCTCAAGTAACAGGTAAAGGCACGGATAAGGCGTCTAGGAATGTTAGCCGTGAAGGGCCAATGGGCAAGAGAACGCTTGCAAATGTTACTCGTGAGCAGTTATTGGCTGCTGGGCTAACCACTGGGCGTAAAGGGTTGAATACTTACCTAAACAAGTTTGATGAATTAGGTAGACGACCTAAGCCTTCTGATTTTAAAAAACCCGCTGAGAAGAAAAGCGTTAGACGCACAGGGTCTGCTAGACCTATGAGCGAGCGCAAGTTTGCTAATGGAGGAATGATGAAGTCTAAGATGAAACCCAAGGGTATGATGGCTGGCGGCAAGATGAAATCTAAGATGTCTACTAAAGGTGGGATGCGAGGGGGTAAGAAGATACCTCCCGGCATGAAAAAGGGTGGTACGTTTCCAGACTTAAACAAAGATGGCAAGGTCACACAGGCTGACATTTTAATGGGGCGTGGAGTCGTTAAGAAAAAGGCAAAAGCCAAAAAAGCTACAGCAGATAAAAAACCTGCTGGCAAACGCACTATGATGCCCGGAATGACTTCTGCAAAAATGCCTAAAATCAAAGGCGCGGAAGGTATTGATAAGAAAGGGGTATATCAAAAAGGCGGTTCTATAAAGCCTAAAGGCATGAAAGCTGGTGGAAAACCCAAGGGTTATGCCGCAGGTGGCATGAAGTCTAAGATGGCTACTAAGAAGAAGCCTACTAAGCAGAAGGTTCGCGGTGCCGGTATTGCCCGTAAGGGTGTACGTCCAGCGAAGATGCGATGAGACGTTACTATAAGTCAGGCGGTAAGGTTAAGTCGGGCGGTAAAATCTGCCCGAAAGGTAAGGCGTGGGCTAAGCGTACTTTTGATACCTACCCGTCTGCTTATGCAAACATGGCAGCTTCTAAGTATTGCAAAGATCCTAATTACGCCAAGGGCAGTAAGAAAAAGAAGAAGTGATGGCTAAAGACCCCAAGGTAGGTACAGGCAAAAAGCCAAAGGGTAGTGACAGGAGGCTGTACACGGATGAGAACCCTAAAGATACGGTGTCTATAAAGTACGCTACTGCACAAGATGCTCGTGATACCGTAGCTAAGGTCAAGAAGATAAGAAAGCCTTTTGCTAGAAAGATACAGATACTCACAGTGTTAGAGCAAAGAGCCAAGGCAGCGGGTAAACATACCCAAGCAGACATTGCAAAACGAGGCAAAGAGGCTATACGCAGGGCACGAAAGGTAAAGTAATGGGACAGCTTAAACAGTGGCGAGATCAACAGTGGGTTCGTATTGGCACCGATGGCAAGATCAAGGGGCCATGCGGTACGTCGAAAGATAAGAAAAACCCAGACCGTTGCTTACCGAAAGCTAAAGCACAGTCACTAAGCCAAGCTGAACGTGCCACTACAGCACGTAAGAAGAAAAAAGCTGGGGCAAAAGGCAAGACAGTGGTTGCGAATACGCCAAAAGCTAAGGTGAGGACAGCAAAAGAAGGTGGCATGATTCGCGAAAATCACAAGGGTTGCGGAGCTGTCATGGGTGGCCGCAGAAAGAAAACTTTGTATGTGAGAGGTACTAAGAGTGGCTAAATTAGAAGTTTTTCAAAACGGTAATTTTTCTGATGGTCGGCCTGTATTCCAAGTTGGAAGTAAGAATGAAGACGGCAGCTATAACATTGTTAACGCTAACCTGATGAGCGAAGAAGAAGCTAAGGCGGTGTTAGCTGAATTACAGCCTGCACCTAAGAAAGAAGCTGCACCTAAGAAAGAAGCCGCACCTAAGAAAGAAGCTGCACCTAAAAAAGCTCCAGCTAAGAAATCAGCTAAGAAGAAATAGATGGCTACTTCTGGAACAACAGCATTTGATATGGACTTCACGGAGATCGCTGAAGAAGCGTGGGAACGTGCGGGCCGTGAAATGCGTTCTGGGTATGATCTTCGCACTGCTAGGCGCTCCATGAATTTGTTGACCATAGAGTGGCAAAACCGTGGCATCAACTTGTGGACTATTGATGAAGGCACTGTGACTCTCGTTAAAGGCACTTCTCAGTATGACTTACCCGCAGACACGATTGACTTGCTAGAACAGGTTGTACGCACAGATAGTGGAAACCAATATACGCAGTCTGATCTAACCATAAGTCGAATAAGTGTTAGCACTTATGCGTCTATACCGAACAAGCTGACTCAAGGTAGGCCGATACAAGTTTATGTAGAAAGACTTGTAGCCAATCCAAAAATAAATGTGTGGCCTGTTCCAGACAAAGACAACGAATACATATTCAAGTATTACCGAATGCGTAGGATTCAAGATGCTGGTAGTGGTGTGGAGACAGCAGACGTGAGTTTTCGTTTTCTGCCATGTCTCGTTGCGGGGCTAGCGTATTACATATCTATGAAAGACCCAGAGCTAGCACCTCGCATACCTATGCTAAAAGATATGTATGAAGAACAATTTAAGCTCGCAGCAGAAGAGGATCGTGTAAAAACGCCAGCGCGTTTTGTACCAAAAATAGGCTATGTCTAATCGCTTCGCTTCTACAAAACGTGCTATCGCAGAATGTGATATTTGTGGATTCCAGTACAAGTTACGCGAACTAAGAGAAATAATACGAAAGGGGAAGACTACTAACTTAAAGGCTTGCCATGAATGCTGGAGTCCCGATCACCCACAGTTAAAGTTGGGTGAGTTTCCTGTTGATGACCCACAAGCCATACGTGATCCAAGACCTGATAGAAGCCTTGGAGACGCGGGTAAGAACAGCAGTAGGCAAATACAATATGGGTTTAACCCTGTCGGTGTGGGCAGAGACCCGTTTGGTTTAACACCTAATGACCTTGTTGCTACAGGGGAAGTAGGTACAGTAACGGTAACAACAACTTAGGTGATCCTATGAAAAATATGAGCACAGTGAAGCCGGTGAAAAATGCTCCTAAGACAGACATGAAGAATGTTAAGACCACGGGCATAAAGATTCGCGGCACAGGTGCAGCTACAAAAGGAACTATGGCCCGTGGGCCTATGGCGTAAATTATGAGTATGACCTACTCACAGTTAACGGCGAACATACAGGACATTTGTGAAACCACATTTACAAGTGACCAGCTTGCTATGTTTGTGCAACAGACAGAACAGTTTATCTACAACACTGTTCAGCTTCCGTCGTTAAGAAAAAATGTGTCTGGCACTGTTACTAACGGTAACAAGTATTTAGCTGTGCCATCAGACTATTTATACACTTATAGTTTGGCTGTAGTTAACAGTGATGGGTCTTTTGATTTTTTGCTTAATAAGGACGTTAACTTCATTCGTGAAGCGTACCCCACACCCACATCTACAGGTGTTCCTAAACACTACGCTAACTTTAATGATGAGACGTTTATTCTTGGGCCTACGCCGAATGCTGATCTAACTGTAGAACTGCATTATGGGTATTACCCAGAATCTATTGTCACTGCTAGCACGCTACCGTGGTTGGGTGAAAACTTTGACTCTGCATTACTAAACGGCTCTCTGGTTGAAGCAATACGTTTTACAAAAGGTGAGCCTGACCTAGTTGCAATGTACGACAAAATGTTCGGTCAATCACTTACTTTGTTGAAAGTACTAGGTGACGGTAAGTTGCGTGGAGATACGTACAGAGAAGGTCAGTATAGTCAGGCAGTTACGTAACATGTTTGTAAAAGCACCAGAAATGGAAATAGGGCAGGTTGCAGTAGCTACCACTGAATATAAAGGACATGATCCAGAGTATTGGGCTGAACAGGCCACTAATCGCATCGTGAGCGTTGGAAGCAATTGTCATCCAGCTATAGCTCAACAAGCAGAAGCATTCAAAGAGATGGTACAAACGCTAGTTTGTCTGTACATGAAAGAAGCAATAAAAAGCGATAGGACTACGTTAATCGCTGAGTTGTTGAAACAAGGCCATGAAGATATGGCTGAAATACTTAGGAGAGTCTAATGGCTATATCAACCGCTATGTGCACCAGTTTCAAAAAAGAACTTTTGGAAGCAAAGCATAATTTTTTAAACTCTGGTGGTGACACTTTCAAGATAGCTCTATACACAAGTTCAGCATCTTTAGGTGCAGGCACCACTGCGTATTCAACGTCTAATGAGGTATCTGGTACAGGATACACAGCAAAAGGCGCTACGCTAACTCGCGTAGACCCAAGCACAAGTAGCACCACGGCATTTACAGACTTTGCCGACGTAACTTTTTCCAGTAGCACAATCACAGCTAATGGGGCACTGATATTCAATGAGGATACATCAGGTGATACGTCCGTCTGCACTTTGGCTTTTGGTGGCGATAAAACCAGCACCGCTGGGGACTTTACTATTACGTTCCCTACAGCAGACGCTAGTAACGCGATCATACGTATTGCTTGATATGTTGTGGCCCAACAAACTCAACAGAGGCAGATGACCGAAGAAGAGTATTTAAGGTGGGTCAGACAGCAGCAAGATCAAAGTCATAATCAGTAGGGCGTAACGTGTGGCAGATATTACTGGATGGGGCAGAGGCACTTGGGGCGAAGATGCGTGGGGTGAACCCGATCTCGTCGATGTTACAGGTGTATCTGCAACTGGAGCCATCGGTACAGTCACGGTTACGGCGGGCGCAAGCACCTCTGTCACAGGCGTTTCTGCAACGAGCGCGGTGGGGTCAGTCACTGTATCGGCAGACGCTAATGTTTCGCCTACAGGCGTTGCTGGGACAGGGGCTGTTGGGTCTGTATCGGTTACGGGAACAGCTAATGTTACGTCACCTAGTGTCGCAGGCACTGGCGCAGTCGGCTCGGTTTCCGTTAGCGCGGATGCAAGCACTTCAGTCACCGGAGTATCTGCAACAGGAGCGGTGGGATCTGTTTCGGTTGCCGCTTCTGCGAATGTCAGTCCTACTGGCGTTGCTGGCACTTCAGCCGCTGGCTCGGTTACGGTCACAGGTACATCAAACACTTCAGTCACAGGTGTTAGCGGAACTGGCGCTATTGGTTCTGTTACTGCCACTGGCGCTGCTGGCGTTACTGCCACTGGGGTTAGCGGCACTGGTGCAGTTGGTTCGGTATCTATTACTGGGGATTCATCAGTTACCCCAACGGGTGTTGCAGGCACTGGCGCTGCTGGCACAGTATCTATCGAACTTGGCATCACAGTCAGCCCAACAGGAGTATCAGGAACAGGGCAAGTCGGGAGTGTATCAACTACATCCGATGCAAACGTCACACTCACAGGAGTCAGTGGTACAGGACAAATCGGGTTCGCGTTAGTTTGGACTCTAATAGATGATGCACAAACACCAAACTGGAGTAGTATAGATGCTTCACAAACGCCTAGTTGGTCAAGTGTGTCAACGAGTCAAACTCCAGAATGGGAAGAGGTAACGTAATGGTACGTAAAGTAAACAAAGTTATTAAAGGTTTAGAGAAAGCCTCAAAGACTCATAAGAAGCAGGCGCAGACGCTAAAGAAACATGTGGCTTCTATGAAGAAACCAAAGGGCAAAGGTCGGAGAAAGTAGATGGCAGTTTATACCAATGATTTACGCCTCAAAGAAATCGCCACCGGGGACGAAAGTGGAACTTGGGGCACCAGCACAAATACAAATTTAAGTCTTATTGCAGAGGCGTTTTCTTTTGGCACAGAAGCAATCACGACGAATGCTGATACTCATACTACTACTCTTGCTGACGGTTCTACTGATCCCGGTAGGAGTATTTTCCTTAAATACACTGGCACACTCGACTCTGCTTGCACCATAACCATTGGCCCGAATACCGTAAGTAAGCTGTGGCTCATAGAAAATGCAACCAGCGGCGGATTTTCAATCATCATCAAGCAGGGCAGCGGTGCGACTGTCACCGTTGCTAATGGTCAAACCAAAGCGATCTACTCAGACGGTGCTGGTTCTGGTGGTGCGATGGTTGATGCGTTCCAAGACCTGTCGATCCCAGACTTGTTTATTGACGATGACTTGACGTTCACTTCTGACAGCGCAGTCATCACTTTTGGCGCAGATGGCGACACTACGCTCACGCACACAGACGGATCTGGCTTAACGCTGAACTCTACAAACAAATTGATGTTTAACGATGCGAGCCAATTCATCCAAGGTTCTTCTGCCACGGTCTTGTCGCTCGGTGCGACGGATGAGATTGATTTGACTGCTACGGCGATTGATGTCAATGGCACGATGGATGTTAGCGGGGCGGTGACCGCAAACGCTGGTATCTCAATCGACAACATCACGATAGATGGTACAGAGATTGATCTGTCTTCTGGTGATCTGACCATAGATGTTGCTGGCGACATCACTTTAGATGCTGGTGGAGCCAATATAAATTTCAGTGATGACGGCACAGCAGTCGGTCACATTGAGATGGCAGGACAAAACTTAGAGATAAAATCAAAGGTTTCTGACAAAGACATACTACTGAAAGGAAACGATGGCGGCAGTGAAATTACAGCCTTGACCTTAGATATGTCAGCGGGTGGTGCAGCTACTTTTAACAAAGGTGTAAGTTTAGGTGGCGATCTTACCTTTACAGAAGACGATGGTGTAGAAATTTTAGCTAGGCAGTCTCTTACCGTAACAGTTGATTCTGATGACGATAATACTGGCAGAATTTTCCAAGTCAGAAGTGGAGCAAGCGGATCTTATGAGGCGTTAGCATTTTTTAGCGAAGACGTTGGTGCTGTTTTCAATGAAGACGGTTTGGCCGCCCTAGACTTCCGCGTAGAAAGCAACGGCAACACTCATATGCTATTTGTTGACGCTGGGAATGACACGGTTGTCATAGGCTCAGGCAGTATTACAGCGCCATCTACCGTTGACTTTTTGTCTTATGCTTCTGCGGCGGCAGGGCGCTCTGCTTTTGTTCATGGTTCTGGTGATGGCGGCGTTGTGGTTTCTGGTACAGGATCAGGCTCTGCGGCATCCCTAATCTTCGGTAATAATTGGGGAAGTGACGGCTCTGGATTCACCGAAGAATACCGCCTCATCATGGATGGCTCTGATGACAGCCTACAATTCAAGTACAACGGTAATGCAAGCACAGCCTTGACTTTATCAAGTGCAGGTGCGGCTACGTTTGGCGGCACTGTCACTGCCAACTCTGGCGTAGTCATAGACAACATTACTATTGACGGAACAGAGATTGATCTGTCTTCTGGCGATCTGACGTTAGATGTCGCAGGAGACATCATCTTTGATGCAGACGGTGGGGATTTCAGATTCAAAGACGCTGGTACTCAGCAGTTTATTCTTGATTTAGATGATTCCGCAAACTCTGTGATTCTGCGCTCCAGCACATCAGATGGAGACATGATTTTCCAAGGGAACGATGGTGGATCAAATATCACAGCCCTGACCCTTGATATGTCAGCGGCGGGAGAAG